CACTTAATAAGTGTGTTCCAAAGGAGTCCTTTTATGGGCGCTATGACAAATCTTCTTGTCAAAGACGATGCTGCCACTCCTAAAGAGTGGACTTTCATTCCTATCACTGATACACCAATTCCATATTGGCGTGGGTCCGATTCTTCGCTTCCTCTGGAAGCGCAGCCTCGTCTCACATTCGATACAGAGTTGTTGAAAAGTGGGGATTGGAAGACTACAGCAAAGTTGGAACTTCCCGTTCTGGAAACTCTCGGGGCATCGGGAACCTCTTTAGGTTATGTCGCACCTCCAAAAGTCGCCTACGTTACGACGGCCATCTTAACGATGTTCGTTCCGAAACGTAGTACGGTTGTGGATCGTGCTAATATCCTCAAGATGATTGTGGGATTAGCCCAAGGCGCCACTAGCACCACTGCTACCGGTACGCTTAACCAAGCTTCTGCTGGTTCTGCGTTCGCTAACAGCACTGCTCCTGGTCCTCAGCTGTTCTCTCAATTGGTTCTTCCTAATTAACCACCTTTGGTGGCACGTTAGGTGATCCTTCAACTCCTTATTCCCTAGTGGAATAAGCTTTAACCATAGAGGTCAAATATGAGTTGGATCAGTTCCCGCACCTCCGACGAGAGTTTAGAAATCGTACGGAAGATATCCTCGCTTTGTTCCTTACTTGGCGGACCCTACTCGAAACGGCTTAACGCCTTATTACAGGACGGTAAATATTCTGAGTTGATCAACCATAAGTTTACTTATGACATCGATTTAGATACTGATGACATTCTCTATGCCCGACAGATCCATGCTCTTGTTGCGAAACAAGATTACATCGATACTGGAGTGGATAAAGAGGCTGTCGCCTTTGCTAAGTTTTTGGAATCAGAAGAGAAGTGCCGTTTTACGAACGATCGTTTTTACACACCAGGGTCAGCGAATGCTGACGTTGCAGCTGTTCTTTTTTCAGCGCAATGTAAAATCTCCGATGTGTTAGGCGATTGCCCGGATTACAGCTCTTTAGACTTCTCTTTTGGGCCTGGAGCAACAACCAACGTCAAACACGCGGAAGCGCACCCATGTGTGAAGCTAAACCGCAGCCTTTTGTGTAGTCGAGAACTTCTTCCTTATGTGGAGGACTTCCTAGCGGAGTTTCCTCATTGGAGATCTCTTCACAGCTCTGAGAAGGGCTGTAAACTAGGTCTCTCTCATAGTAAGTTAGTTTTCGTTCCTAAAGACTCACGCACTTATCGCTCTATTGGTGTGGAACCAATACTTAATGGCTTTGGCCAAAAAGGTATAGGAACTTACATTCGTAGGCGTCTATTATATGCGGGAGTAGATCTCAGTTCCCAAGAAAATAATCAAAAGTTAGCTCTCCGTGGATCTATCGATGGCACTTTATGTACCATTGATTTAGCCTCAGCGAGTGATACTATCAGTTATAATCTTGTGCAGGACCTTTTACCTCGCCCCTGGTTTGATCTTCTCGATCGCTTCAGGAGTGGGACCGTCATTTATAAAGACAAAATTATTACCCTCGAGCGGTTCTCAAGTATGGGCAATGCCTATACTTTTGAGCTGGAGAGTTTAATCTTTTGGTCGATATGTTTTGGCGTTTCAAGGCACCTTGGTTCTGATATGAAGGACGTCAGCGTCTATGGGGACGATATAATCGTACCCGTTGGATTTTCCGCACTTCTCATGGAGGTTCTAGATTATTGCGGCTTTACTGTTAATACAGAAAAGTCGTTCTTCTCTGGTCCCTTTCGTGAGTCTTGCGGTGCTGACTACTTCAAAGGATTTGATATTCGACCCTTTTATCAAAAAACTCTGATATCAGATCGTCATCTCTATAATATGCATAATTGGTTTTACCGTCGAGGCGAGATTCGTCTTGCGTCGTTGGTAAAGACTTTTTTATGCGAACCATACATTCTCTACGGCCCTGATGGGTACGGAGATGGCCACCTTATCGGTAGCTATACTCTGCGCCAATCTCGGAAGATGAGGAGGTCTGGCTATTGTGGAGGTGTCTTTGATACCTATACCCTTACTCCCAAACGGTTTAGGAATAAACCGAATGTAAGTTGGGTATATCCCCTGTATTGTACTTATGTTTCGGATCCTTTTACGGAAACGGATCATAATATTCTACCTGGGACTTCTGGGTATCATCGAATATCAATCTACACACTGGATCGATCGGTCTTCCGACGACCAGTAAGGCG